CTTCGAATAGTCGTTTTCATCGATGATCTTTCGAATGTATTCATCCAGGCCGCCTTCAACAGAGTAAGACATCTCAATCAGTTCGGCTTTGGACAGGTTGAAGTAAAAGTCACCGGTTCTGCTAACGCCGTTATAATCGGTGTAGGTCATAGTTTTCTTAAGCATTTACAGTTCTCCTTTCAAGATGTAAAAAGGGCTGCCCCAGAGTTTGAGGTAGCCCTTTGGTTTTTACGCTTTTATTAAGCGGTCTTCGTCATAATCTCGATGATCTCATCGGGCATAGGCAGACGAGCCTCTGCTTCATCCGTACCGTACAGAATATCTTCCAGAGCAGCCAGCTTAGTCTTATCGACCTTAGTGGAGTCGATCTCAATACTAGCAGTAGGCTTGTAGCCGGTAACAGTAACGGGCGTAGTAGAAATCTCCCAGCTGAACGTGATGATGTCGGGAGAATCGTTGACGGTGTTATAGCTACGCTCACTGGGAGATGCCACGGCGCCATACAGGATGTGCAGCTTGTAGCCATAATCGTCGGTGTCCGTGTCGTTGCCCAGAATAGTTCTGTAGCACAGACCGAAGGTACGGCGAGACTGCTGCCCAATAGTCACGCCAGCAACAACCTCTGCGGATCCATCGCACTCAGCGAATTCATCCGGATAAGTGAATGCCTCAATTGTGGCACCTCTTTCCTCCACGGAACGCAGGTCAAGATACTTGATGTCGTCGGCATACTGGGGGTTAGACTCTGCGCCAGAAGGGCTTTCGTTAACCGAGGTGACACCATTCCAGGCCACACCGGATCCGTATGCGCCAGTCTTGTCTGTGGGATACAGCACAACGTTCTTAATACCAGTTTCATACAGGCGCTCGCCAGTTTTGTCCCAAACAAGTTTGCTCATGATTTTTCCTCCTTATTAATATCTTAATATTTAACTCGAAATGGCCAGTGGTAAAGATTATCTGCAACATACGGTGTTTCCGTGCTGCACTTTGGAAAATGGTATGCAATTTTGTCGACTAGGTCATACTCTGGATCTTTTGAAATGACGATTCCGTCATAGGAATGATTCAGAGAATATAGCCTATCGTTTGCATACCGTTCTGTACTTTTACCCTGGTTATACACAATGCATGGATAACTCATCTTTACAGACTCTGGGGGTTGGTAATAACAATTTCTACTTCCGAGCAAATCACAAAGCTCCTCATGCAGTTCAAGTCTGCTAGCCATTATACACACCCCCGATAGTAAGGATGAGTCTAGGGCGCTCTACTTCAATCTCAGAAACCTTCCATAAAGTGCCCATCCACTCGACGTATTTAATATGAGGAAAATTCTGATACGCATATGGATCGGCGACGACGCTTATTTTGTTGCTGACAGTTGTATCGTCATTAAGGTTGCCGCTAGAAGACCATTTACTGATGTTTCGTTCGACGTTACCATAATAAACTCGTTCTGTAACCGTTTCCTGAAAAATGCCCGGTCGGGTTTCAGATGTTTCGGCGTAACCGACTTTTCCATAAAACCGTGCCATATCTCCTCCTATTAAACACTACGAAACGGAATGGGTGATACTAGTCATCAGCACCACCCAAAACCTATTTCATTTTGAATTCTCGCTCAGTCCTTCTCGTAGTAGGTCTTGCCGCTCTTGACCGCGGTGTCACTGGTCAGAGAATAATTGCCGAGGGCACTCTTCTCATATCAGCCGTTCTCGGAAGGATTGTCTCCATCTTCCGTGCTTACAGCAGTGTCGGAAGTCCACAGAGCAATGGCGGAGAAGGGCTTAACCAGAGCACCAGAGCAGCGAGTCTCGATAAGGTACTTCTGCTGGTTGTAGTCAATGTCAAAGTCATCGAACATAGAGACATCGCCACCCTTGTCTGCGCCGACGTTGTAGTCATTCAGGTTGACGATCACGCCCAGCAGACGGCCGTTCTTCTCATTGACGTAATCCTCCATGGGGGGCACCGCGACAATCTTCTTAACACGCAGAACTCGTGCCAGATGAGACTCATCTTCATACAGCAGATGCCCGATGTTGTCCTCCAGGAGCAGCATATCAGTCAGCATATCCTCAGTGGTGAACAGAACAGGATTGCCGGAGCCCTTGTAGTTCTTACGAGCCTTGCGAGCTGCACGAATGAAGTTCTTCTCGGTGGGAGAATCACTGGTACCGGCAGCAACAGTAGCCTTGATGGTGTACAGCTCAGAGTCGGTTGCGATAGGACGAATATGATCTTCGGAAATCTTGTCGTCGTCAGAAGATGCACGGCCATCACCAATCAGAATTGCCCGAACAATTTCCTCGTCCAGCATCATGCGCATTTCGGACTTGATCCACCGCACAACGTCAAAGTCAGTGATATCCAGAATGTCGTCACGATCCAGCTTCTGCTTTTTGTAGATAGTCTGGGGGTCGGTGGAGCGCTTAAGCAGAGTAAAGACTTCGTCCTTCTTCAGCTTGCCCTTCATATAACCCTTAGCCCGGGCCTCGTCCATGGTAATGTTGGCCAAGGTGGACTTTACGCGGCTGAATGCGCTTCGATGCACACCGTTCATGACCTCGGTTACCCAGCCGTCTTCGCGCTTAATAAACTCGGGAGTGTTGTTAAGCGCCTTTGCGTCCGGGAACAGGTAGTCGATGTCAGCAATGCCGTAGCCAACCTCGTTGCCATTAGAGTCGGTGACCGCATGAGCCAGAACCCCCTCCTCCATGTTGTGGGACACGGCGTCTCGCAGGCTTCCGCAACGCTTGGCGTCGGCCATGATCACTTTCATGTCATCATGAGACAGCACGGTCTTTTTGTCCTGACTCGAAGAATCGAACACATTAAACTTCATAATATTTTCTCCTCCTTCATCGGAATGTTCTACTGTTTCATCAGATTTTTCTGACTTTTCGTCAGATGCTTTTTCGGTCATTTGGCCAATCAAATATCCAACGGCTTGTTTTTGCTCATCTGTAAGCTCGCCGATAACGTCCGAAACCGTCCGCTGCTTTTTATCGCTATCATCAGACTCTTTCTTCTCAGCTTCATCCTTATCTTCTGCTTCTTTCTTTGGAGTTTCTTCCGAATGAGCCAAAGAAATTTCTTCGTCGGTGTAGATAATCGCCTCATCAGTTACGGACTCGCCGGAATGAGCAAGAACCGGAAAATCGATAAAAGCGCCAGGATTGGCTCCGGCAAGCACCAAGCTTACTTCTTTAATGGAGCCGTGAATAACATCACCAGCTCTCTGTGTAAGCTGGTTGGCAAAGATAGAAAATGCCGTCACGTCACCATGAGCGACAAGCTTTTTTGCATTCTCGCCGTTTGGCGTATCGTTGAACTTTGCGTAGGCATACATTCCCTCGCCCTGGCGATACTCGAGAAGAGCATGACCGAGGACGTTGGCCGGGCTATCATGCTGATGTTGCCATACTAGGGGAACTGTTTCACCGTCATTATCTTTAAACGCCCCGTCACGAATGGTTCGCCCATCGGCACATTTCAGATCATTTTTCGTTGCCCAGCCGCTGCAATCAAAATTTGTGTCCATTTTGAATTTTCCTCCTGTTTAGTCTTCAGTAGAATCAACACGTACAGGCTGGGACCCGTCTGTCGGCTGATTAAGGTTCTTATTCCGAAGCTCGTTTGCCCTATCGTCATCAACCGGCTTAAAACCGATGATACCTCGCACCTCATTGGACGACAGAATCTCATTGCGGGTAAATTTATCGGCTATATCAGCAAGATTGCTGACTGGGGTAAGCCTAAATGGGTCGCTGAAGAACATCACTTTTTGCCGCTGCGCTCGTGCAGTCTTGGTCAGGAATACTCGGTTAATCTCATCCGTAATGGCCGATAGAATTGGTTCAACTGTTCTATTGTTGTAATTCAGCATAGCCGATTCACCAGCTGTTCCGTTGAGAATTTCCTCGTTCAGTCCCAACTGACTGTGCAGCAAAGATGTAAGGTACTCAATCTGTTTCATAAGATTATTCTCGACAGACCGATTGAGCTGAGTAATGTGCTCGGTACTGTCGATGTAGGCAATGCCATACTTAGACCCAGTGAGTTGCGACTCTATATCTTTACGACGTTGATCCGCTTGGGCACGTCGGGCTTCGGTTTTTATGGT